GACATGGCCGTGAGGGCGCCGCATCCCGCCGAGACGGCGATGGCCGTCCAGCGGGCGACATTGCCCGTCATCGCCTTCGTCTTGATGGCCTGCACGATGTACGGCACGACCAGCACCGTGCACACCGTGAGGCCCGCCTGAATCCCTGTCATTCGATTGCTCCTATCTGTCGGATTCCTTGCTGTAGATCAGGTCGACGCGGTCGCAGATGTGGTCGACCTTCTCCGCCATTCCCTGGCTGCGCGCTTGGCTGTGGGCCAGGTCGTTGTGCAGGACCTCGTTGGACGCCACGACCGACTCCATGAGAGTCTTCATGGCCTCCATGAGGCTGTTGCTTCGCTCCATCTGCGCGGCGATGCGGCCCTCCATCTCGGACCGCTCGCGGTCGCGCTGCGCCCTCTCGTCGACTTCGGCCTGCTTGCGCTCCTCGCGCTTCAAGTCGAGCTCGCCCTTCCGTTGGTTTTGGCGTTTGTACTCGTCCAAAAATTGGCGGCCGAAGTAAAACGATATGAGGCCGAGCAGGACGCCGCCGAGCCACCCTGGACCGTAAGGCGCAAATAGCTTGAGCACTTCCATCCTGAGCGCCCTCCTTCCGCCTATTCGGCCGTGTACTCCTCGCCGGTGATCTCCTTGTACTCGTCGGCGGTAATCCACTTGCACTCGACGGCCTTATGCACTCGCGCCTTGCTCCAGAGAGGTCGGTCGTAGTACTTCTTGACGAGCGCGAAGTGCTTGGAGTGCTCGTCGGTCTTCTTCGTCGGCATTACTGGTCACCTCCGACCGTCATGAGCAGGTAGTCGATGTTCGCCGCGTTCTGCTCGGTCTGCGTCGGCTTCGACGCCCGCTCGCGCATCTGGCCGAGCAGCGCCGGCACGTCGGGCGTCTCGCCTCTGTCGTAGGCGGCGAGCGCCGCGGTGTAGGCGAGCTTTCGCGCCTTCCGCTCAGCGTACTCGTCATCGTCGATAACGCCCGCGTCGTGCGCCGCGTCAGAGTCGCCGATCTGCGACAGCAGATCGCGCAGGGCGTTGACCTCGGCCATGGTGTCATCTTGAAGCTCGTTGGGGCGCGGCATGTCTTCCTCAGTGTCCATGCGGACTCCTCTCTTGTCGGAGAATGTGCCGCCATCGTATTGTCGCCGTGAGATTGCCGAGCCGCTTTGATGGGCGCAAAGAAAGAAGGCGCGCAGCAGCACGCCTTCGATGCATCTGTTATTTCGCAGCCGCTTCGCTTAGGCCGCTGCTTTGAGTTGCCGGTTCTCCGCTATTGCGAGGTCTTGCTTCCGCTTGAATCGTCCCTCGGGTTGGCCTGCATTGAGCACCCCCCCTGCGCGAGATTTCCGAACAGGCTGCTGTACAGCGCGTCCATGGCCCGCACGCTGCGGTGCGCGTCCAGCCGTTTCATGCCTCCGCGCCAGCTCTGGTAGCCCTGCTCCACCTGCTCGGGGGTCATGACGCCATCGGCGACCATGCGGGCCATCTTCTTGAGCTTGCGGCGCTCCCGCGTTATGGAGTCTCGGCACGGCTTCACGACTATGCGGCCCTTCTCCGTGTAGAAGATGCGCTTCTTCAGCCACGTGAACCCGCGCGTGAGCTTCACCACGCGCGTCTTGCGCGGGTTCAGCTCGATGCCCAGCTCGGCGCATTTGCCCTCTATCAGCAGCAGGCACACCTGCAGGTAGTCCTTGGACTCGTGTATCAGGTAGAAGTCGTCCATGTAGCGCCCGTAAGACTCGGGGCGCAGCATCTCGGTCACATAGTGGTCGATGCGGTTGGGGTGGGCCACGGCGCATATCTGGTTCGGCTCGCTGCCCAGCCCCAGGCCCACATCGCCCTGCGCGTCTATCAGGCGGTGCTCCAAGGCGACCACGCGCGGATCTAGCAGCGCGGAGGCCACCTGGTCTTTGACGGGTTGGTGCGCTATGCGCGCGAAGTAGTCGGAGAAGTCGCCGAGCAGTATGTAGCCCTCGCGGCCGTGCCGCCTCCAGTGGTCGGCCAGGTGGCGCTTGAGCAGCTTCAGGGCGTAGTCGGTGCCGCGCCCCTTTATGTTCGCGGAGTTCGCGGCTATGAGGGTGGGCACGATCGCGGGCACGAGCGCGTTCTGCGACAGCGACTTCTGCACCACGCGCTCGGGAAAGTGCACGGCGCTGATGTGGCGCAGCTTGCCGCGCTCCCACAGGTCGAAGCGGATGAAGCCCCGGCATATGTCGCGGCCCTCCAAAAGGTCGCGGCGGGACAGGACGGCGTTGCGCAGGTAGCTTCTCATGTACCGCTGCGTGGACGACTTCCACATGACGCCCCGCGCGGCCTGCTTGGAAGCCTTGCACAGGCTGTTGAGGTCGGCCACCGTCTCAAGCGTGCACGCCTTGACGCGCTCGGCCTTTGCCTTGGCCCGCTTCTCCTCGCGGCGCTTCCGGCGCGCCGCCCGCCTTTGCTCGGAGTTCACAGAAGGCACCCCGCACGGCTTGCAATGTGGCTCTGACAGCCGCTTGAGGTATGGCCATGAAACGCGGCGAAGCCACGGAGCGCCGCGCCATGCAAGCAGCGTCCGGCCACCCTCGCGGGGTGCGTATTTACGGGCGCATGCCCGACGGTCGCGCCTTCCTTCCTCTCCGCGCTCTGCTTTCGGCCCGTTGGCCTACTCGGTCTGGCAGTAAGGGAATCCGGGGCGGGGGCGAACCCAGGTGTTCGTCGCCGAATTGTAGTTGGCATTGCCGTTGTTGTTGACGTAGCACACGTTGGACGAGGAGCCACCCATGACGGAACGCAACCACCAATTGTACCGATAAACAAGGCGCGACCGCCGTCCATTATAGCGAACGCAGGCGCTCTAGCTCGGCCTCGGCCTCGGCTATGTGCTCCTCGGTGGACTTCTTGCCCGTCACGCGCACGTTCTTGCGTGCGCCCTTGAGCAGCTTGATCTCCTCCTCGACCATGGCCGCCAGCTCATCGAAGCGGTTGGCGTTCACGGGCAGGCCGATATCCATGAGGCACTGCATGTCCAGCATAAGCTGCTCGCAGTCCGCTATGGCCAGCGTCAGGTAGCGTTTCCTCTCAAGCGCGTTGAACGAGCTGTTGGGATAGAAGCAGTCGGCGCGGTTGACGTTGTACACGATGCTGCGAGCCGTCTCCACGGTCGGCACCGCGTTCAGCAGACGGTAGGCCTTCGGAACCACGGAGGAGGACGCCATCAGCTTGTTGACCTCCACGCGGATGGCGATCGCTTGAGTGAAGAACTTGTACTCGGACACCTCGCGGTTGCGCTGGTAGACGCCGCTCACGTGCACCTCCTGTGGAAACTGGCGAAAAAACGGCCCGCTTCGCGGGCGAGAGGCGACCGCGCAAGGCGGTCGCCTAAAAGCAGAGTATAGAGCACTCGGCTGGCTAGCCGACGAGGAAGCCGGGGCGGGGGCGAACCCAGGCGCCCG